CTTCATCTTTTATTAAAGAAATTACATTATCCTGTGTTATTTGAAATATACCATCACGAGCTTCAACATCGGCTAATTCTTGAAAAAAATCAGATTTGTAGTCTTCAATATTTAAATCTCTATTTCCAATATTTTCTAAAATGTAATTTGCAAGAATTTGAATATTTTTTTCATTCAATTCTTCAATAACATCTCTATATACATCATCTGTTGTATCACTATACCAAATATAATCTAAACCACCGTCACCTAATACCTGTTTTGCAATATCTTGTAAGTCATAGTCACTTCTTCTACTACTACTTCTGAAAAAATCTGCAAGTTCTTCTCTATCTCTTAATCTTAACCAAAAACCATCATCTCTAATTACAACATCTGTTAAAATATCATCACATATATATTTTAATGCTGAGTTTGTATCTTTATTCATCATCCAAAGAAGATAATAGTTCTTTACAGTATCTTCCAAATCGTCATACCCAATACCTTCTAAAAAACCATTTTCCGCAATAAAATCAAATAATTCATTATCATTTTTCCATTCTTTATCTGGAATATATGAAATATCTATTTCGTCCTTTTCACCATATTTGATTACCGCTTGTAAAAATCTACGAGTTGTTTGAAACACTTTTAGTATTTTATCATATTCGGATTCCCTACCATCGTGGAACCACTCAAGAAATTGATCTAACTTTCCCATATTTTATAAATACAAAAAAAGGTGGAAAATTACTTCCACCCTTACTTTTTCTTTGGCCAAAGGAAATTATTTTTTATTGTAATACTTTTCGATTACTTTTTTAACAGACTCTTGGACAGTTTGGTTCTGAACAGCTGGTTTTGGTGCTGCTTCAGTTCTTGCTGCTTGTTGAGGAGCTGCCGCTTGGTTTCCTTTGTTTTTGCATCCACATCCCATAATAATTGGTTTTATTAGGTTTATTTGATTATAAATATCTTCAAACATTCATATTTGTAAAGTTTTGGGTATTTATTATTGTATGAAAAAGGTTTTAAAACTTACGGAATCAAATCTAATTAAGTTGATTAAAAATATTATAAAAGAACAAGGTGAAGAAGAAGTTGTAATCTCACCAGAGGAATATTATACTCTATTAAAAAATGTTTATTATCAAGCACACGCAATTCCAAAACTAAGACCATTTAGAGGAAAAAAACTTGTTATTGATGGTAGTTTAGATTTCAAACCCTTCAAAGATGAAATACACCTTACTGATTTAGGAAATATTAAAGTTAATGGCTCTATTGATATTAGTTATACAAAAATTAAATCATTAGATGATGTTGAAGTTTCCGGAAGTAAAAGATTCTGGCAAACACCTTATGAAAGAGTTATTCAGGCAAGAAAACAAAAAGAAAAACGAGATGTACAGGATAGTAAAAGAGAAGATAATGATTGGGATTTAAATAATACCGATGAAGAAGGAGAAAAAGCAAATGCTGTTTTTGAATATGCTACAGACAGGGGTGAATTAAGAGAATTAGATGATGACCAAAAAGAAGAATTACAGAATCTTAAAAAAAGACTATCTGATTTAGAACAGCAGATGGAAGATGAAGAAGATGAAGAAAGATATGATGAATTAACCGATGAATTTAATGAGGTACAAGAAGAAATTGATAATTTAAGTGGTGATGATTTTGTTGATGTTTATGACTTATACCCATATGGAACTCATTATGATATGACTTCTTTTGAATCTTTATCAACAGGTTATGAATATGCTGTCGGGACAATATCTGAAGCTGATGATTCAATGGAAAGTTATTATGAAGAAATGTTAGATAGTCCAAAAGAATATTTTAGTAAAGAATATTTATCTGACTACATTGATGGTGATAAAGTTAAAGATTATTTTGAAGATGCTGTTGAAGATTGGGTTAGAGATTCTCCAGATTCTTATGGTGTTGAAAACCAATTAAGTGATGACCAAGAAGAAGAAATTTGGTTACTTGAAATGGAAAAGTGGGTTTATGAAAATGAAGGAGTTCGTGCACCAATTCAATATCCGACAAAAGAAGAAGGAAATGTTTTTGATTTTGAAGATGCCGAACAAAATAGATTCCAATATAAAAATACAAGTAATGACCCAGGAAGAAAACATTGGGTTTTATATAAAGAAGGTGCCGTTGTTTCACCTCATCAGATATATGATGATGAAGACACAGATGAACACCAAGAAGCTAGAGATGAAAGAATATCAGATATTGAATATGAAATACAAGAAATAAAAGATAATCCAGATGGTGACCCAAGTGATGAAGACATTCAAGACGCTGTTGAAAATTATTTAGAAGATGTAGAAAGAAACCCATTAAGTTTTTTAGAAGACATGGGTTATACAGATTTTTCAGATTTTTTAAATTTAGATGAAATTAAAGATGATTTAGTAAGTCAAGCTGACTATGGTGAAACTCTTAATGGGTATGATGGTCGATACGAAGAAATAACAATCAACGGTACTGATTATATTGTTATGAGGATTAATTAATATTTACAGGTTATATTAAATGACTATTATTATCTCAAATGGCAAGAAAAAAGAAAATAGAATTTTTAATGAACACCGACTGGATGTTTGAAAAACCAATTGACAGAGAACACAAAGAATACAAACTTTTATCGTACTTTCAAAAAATGGGTGAAAAACTGGATAATATGGAATTATACCCAGGTTTTATTGAATTATCATTACACTTAGCAAACGTCCAAACTTTAGTTAAAGACAAGAAACTTTTATATACAAATAAGAAGTTTACATCTGTTGATGATGAACTACTTGTTAAGGATTTAAAAATTAAAGATGTTCCTGAAATGTCCCACGATGAATATGAAGAATTTATAAAGATTCTATCTTATTCGGCACCAAGAATTTATGAATACTTCGGAATGGCAAAATCGGTTTGGGAATTGGTTTATGATAGTATCCACCTTAAAGTAAAAAAGAACACCAAAAATATTTTAGAAAATAAAGGATATTTTTATTTTGTAACTGGTGATATAATGAACATTTGGGAATATGAAAAAAAACCAGCAGCCAAAGGTTCACCAGAAAGTAAGGTTGTTACAAATCTTATTTACTCAGAAGAAAAAAAGAATTTGACTATTCCAAAGATTATTGATAATTTTAGTCAATGGACAACAGAAGATAAGAAGAGACTTCCAGTAATTGAAATGATAAGTAGAGGTGATTTTCCAATAGATCAAACACTACTACCAATGTTTAAAAGAAAGTTGATTGCTTATGTTGGACAGAAACAAATGATTGAAAATTATAAAAAATCAAAAGAAGAACAAAAAATTTAATTATGGGAACAATTTCAGTAGAAACAATTAAGGAGTTTATTAAAGAATCTCCAAACGACATGGACTTAGGAAGAAAAATCAGAAGTTTTGTAAACAAAATCCAAATAGAAAATAAAAAAGAAAAATTTAAAAAATAATGGAATTATTAGAAGGAATGAGAAATGACTGTCAAGAAGGAAACATTAGTTGGTTTCCAGAAAGACAGAAAACATTGAGAGATTTAATTGGAAACTATAAACCACAGTCATTAATCCAAATAGGGTTTAATATGGGTCATTCAGCATTACTTATTTGTGATGCTATAGCTTCAATGAAAAATGTTGGACAATACCCAAATGAACCAGTTACAATTAATGTTTTTGATTTGTGCGAACACGAATGTACGGTACCTAATTTTGAGATACTTGCACAAGAAGCAAAAAAACACGAGATATACCTTAATTTAATACCTGGTTCTTCTTTAGAAACAGTACCTAGATTTATGCAATCAAATGAATTATTGTTTGATTTTATTGAGATAGATGGTTGCCACACTTTTGATTGTCTAGTACAAGACGCACAAAATACATTACCAAGACTAAAACCAGGTGGTGTTGTATACATTGACGATTATAAATCTTCAAATGTTAATATTCCAGATGTTGATAATGGTGTTGATTCTTTAGATTGGAATAATTTTAATTCATATTACATTGATGGTGCGTTCTGGGCAGAAAAAAAACAACCAAACATTTATACACTAGAAGATATTTTAAGACCATATGAAGTTGTTGACCATCCTTTACATTATGGTGGTGAAGAAAATCCGTATGAAGCTATTAAAGTTATTGATGCTTGGGATTTAGGATTTGCTTTAGGTAATACGGTTAAATATATTTCTAGAGCTGGAAAGAAAGACTCAAGTAAAGAACTTGAAGACTTGAAAAAAGCTATGTGGTATTTACAACACCATATCAGTAAGTTAGAACGTTAATGAAATATTTTTTTTTTATATTACTTTTTTTGCTAACATCTTGCGTCGAACTTATTGACGAGATCCAACTAAATAATGATGGGAGCGGAAAGTTTAAATATGTTATAAATTTGAGTCAAAGTAGGTCAAACGTTTCATCTATGTTATTGTTAGATAGTATTAATGGTAAAAAAAATCTTAAACTACCAGAAATTAAACAAAAAATCAACAGTTTTAAACTTACATTAACTAAACAAGAAGGGATTTCAAATGTAATTGTAGTTGAAAACTATACCGATTACATAATAAAATTTGAATGTAATTTTGAAAATTTAGATAAACTAAAAAAAGCATTTGAAACCTCACTACAAGAATCAAACACAACAAAAAAAACTGAAAATTGGGTAAATTTTGATAAAAAATTATTTTATAGAACAACACCTGAATATGCTGTAAGTTTTCTTAAAGATTTTTATGTTAATTACGGTGAAAAATTAAAAAACGGTAGCTATACATCAATAGTAAGATTCCAAAATGAAATTTATAGTTTTAGTAATAAATTGTCTTTGAAATCAAAAAGTGGTATGGCAATTATGACTAAAGTAACACCTAACGAATTAGTTGAGAATCCATATGTTTTGGATAATAATATTGTTATAAAAAATTAAGCATCTATAAATACACTATCACCAATTTTGATGTCATATTTATCGCAATCACCACCAGCAATTTCTAAAATTAAATCGCCTTCACCAGGGTAGTTAGGACATTTCTCATCCCTACAAGGTGGACAGTTTTTATGAATTGTTGAAATCTTCATATCTTTAATAAAAATTATATCTAATGAAGTTTCGCAGTTTTTCATCCAGAAAGAATGTTTACCTGGCTCCATTACAAACAACATTCCATTGAATTTATCGTTAAACTTTTTACCCATCATACCTTCTTGTATGTCTTTTTCAGTTAAAACTGTAATGACATTAAATAGGTTATTATTTATTTTTACTTCATTCATATTTATAAATATAGTATTATGAAAGAATTTAAAAGATATTCCGGGGTTATTTTAAAACATAAAGATGAGGTTTTACTTTGTAAAAGATCTCCAGACGAATCATTACCGAATCAATGGTCAATACCATCTGGACATATTGAAGGGAAGGAATCACCAATGGATGCTGCAAATAGAGAATTTAAAGAAGAAACAAATATTAAACTACCAAGTAAATTAGATTTGATTGGTTTTATAAACAAATATCAAAAAGACGGTGTTACAAAAAAAGGTATGATGTATGTGTTTTTTTATGAATCAAAAAAAGAATTAACACCAAATCTTGAAAAAGCTAAAGATGGCCACGAACATACAAAATGCCAGTATTTTCAAAAAAAAGACCTTGGTTTAACAAAAGAAAATGACCAGTTATTAAAATTAATTCAGAAAATATTAAAATAATTTGACTTTTTCAAAGTAAGAGCATATTTATTTTTACAAAAAACCTAATCCGCCTTCTTCTTAAAAAAATAATGGTTTAGTTTTGAAACCCACAAAATTGTAAAAAAATATTTGTGGGTTTTTGTTTTTATTGGATTTTATTTATATATTTGTACTATGAATAAACAAGGATATAATATTAAGATTACCAACGAAAATATGGGTGAACTAGTAAATGAAACTTTTATGGACCACATACAATTTAAATTGTTTTTAAAAATGGTTCACGGTTGTATTGAACTAAAAAACAATTTATCATTCTTTGATGGTGATACATTTTTGGTTCACATTCCGTCTAAAGTATTAAATGAATCTGTTGTAATCACGTCTGTTAGAGAAATTACAATTACAGAACAAGTTAAAAGTAAAATTGAGGCATTAGTAACTAGATAGTATGAAATATTTTTTAATAATTTTAGTATTAACGTTTGGTTTGATTTCTTGTCATAAAGAAACAATTAACCCGCCAAACCCACCTGAACCAATTGTAACGGATTCAACACAGATTGATAGTGCATACAACTTAGTAGGACAAATCTGGGTTATAAATCAATACAAAGTTGGTGAATTTGGAAATTTAATTCCTTTAAGTGATACTATTGAATTTGTTGATTTAAATACATACACTTATAATGGAATAGAAGGACCGTACTCCTTTTACCCAACAGCCTCAGCGTTTAACCTAACATTAAATTTTACACCATTTGGTAATTTAAGTGGGACAATATACCAGGGTAATTTGAATATGGGTGTTATGAATGGATTAAAATTTACAGATATAACAATGGGATCCGGTAATGGTACTAACTATTACTTCTGGATGACAAGACAATGATTTTTCCTTGTTTAGTAAAACAAGGTGGTGGAGAGTTGACATTCAATGTCGACCCAAATTAAAGGAATCAGAAATGGTTCCTTTTCTTGTTTTATTAAAAAAAAATATATATCTTTGTACTATGAAAATCACAAAGAAAGAACAGTTATTTTTGGACAAACTTGAAAAAGATGGTGTAGTATGGAATTTTGACCTAATTGAGTTTTTAACAAAAGATAAAAAAGGTTATGATAAATATTTTTATTATAAAACTTCTTATATTGCTTATGATTTGATTGAAAAAGGTTTAATTAAAGTAAATCCAGAAAACTGGGCAAGTTGGATTAAAGCATAATGACTATGGAAAAAATATTATATATTGTAAGAGGAATCCCTGGAAGTGGTAAGAGCACATTTGCTAAAACTTTAGGTGGGGTTCACATTGAAGCGGACCAATACTTTGTTGATGCCGATGGTAATTACAATTTTGATGGTAGTAAAATAAAACTAGCACACGAATATTGTAAAGGACAAACTAAAGCATGGATGAAAACAGATGGAGACCAGGTTAGTGTGGATAAGATCGTTGTTTCAAATACATTTACTCAAGAGTGGGAAATGGAACCTTACTTTGAATTAGCAAAAGAATTTGGATACAAGGTGTTTTCAATAGTAGTTGAAAATCGCCACGGTGGGACAAATGTTCACAATGTTCCAGAAGACAAAATAGAACAAATGAAAAACAGATTTAGTATAAAGTTATGAGTAGATTAGACAGATTAAAAGAACAACATCCGGATTTGAATATATCATTAATTGATATAATTTCTTATTTAGACCCAACCGATTCGTATAAGTATTTGGATTTTTTGATTAAAAACTTCAAAAGAGACAGTCAGTATTATAGTCCAAATAAAGATGAATTTATGGGATATATGGGTGTATTCCTATTTGGTTCTGGTGAAATTGAAGCTCTAAATGAATTTGAAAGACATTCAAAAGCAAACAGAATTAAAATTAAAGATATTAGTCAGTATAGTAATTTTTTAGAATTAAATGAATCCGTTGTTCTTGCACAAGAAATTGAAAACAGAAAGAAAATTGAAAAAGAAATATTAAATATTCACGAAGATGATACCTGGCTTATTCTAACACCATTAAGTTTTGAAGCGTCCAAAGTATATGGTGCAAACACAAAATGGTGTGTTACACAGGAAAAGTATTGGAATCAATATTTAACAACACATAGGTTGATTTATGTCTTAAATAAAAAAACGGATACAAAAATCGCCTTCTCAAGAGATTTTTCAAAAGAAAAGTTCCAGGCTTGGGACCAATTAGATAAAGAAGTTGATCCAATGTTTATTGACTTTATTCCAGATGAATTGTTTTTAAAAATTAGAAAAGAATTACAAAAGGACGAAAGAACTATAGATTTAACTGGTATTGGTATTAAAATATCTGAAATTCAGGATGACATTGTATCAAGAAGAGATATGGCATTCAGAATGTGGGATGGTAGACATGCCTTCGGTGGTAATTACATTACAGGTACGACAGTTAGTGGAGATGTAATTGAGACAATAAGTAACGATTCAAGGAGTGCTATGTTTTCAAATGAAATCCTTACTAGGATAAGGACATTAATGGGAACTCAACCAAGACAACAACGTCAACCGATTAGTCCTGAACCTCCTAGTACCCAAACAATTAGTGATAGACCAAATGTAAATTATATTTCAGCTTATGACGATTATGTAGTACATTATAATAAAACTTATTTAGATGATTTACCTTAAAAATAAAAATTATGAGCTTTAAAAAAATATTAACAACAGGAAAAGTATATATAACTTCAGATACACACTATGGACACAAAAACATTGTTCGTGGTGTGACAAACTGGAGAACCAAGGATGGTGAAATACCAGTTGATTCTGTTAGGGATTTTGAAACCATAGACCAAATGAATGAAAGACTTATTGATGGTATAAATCATTATGTCGGTCAAGACGACACATTAATAATGTTGGGTGATGTTTCATTTGGGGGATTTGATAATATCGGATTATTCCTAGATAGATTGGTGTGTAAAAACATTCACTTGATATTAGGAAATCACGATCATCATATTGAAAATGATAGAATGGATATACAACGTAAGTTTTTAAGTGTAAACCACTACCTTGAAGTTAAAATAAATGATAGAAACTTTGTTTTATGTCATTATCCATTACAAAGTTGGCATGGTCTAAATAAAGGTGTAATCCATCTGCACGGACATGTGCACCTTGGTCGAGAAGCTAAATTTGGTAATGGTAAAAGAATGGATGTTGGTGTTGATGGTAATGGTCTGGACCCATATAGTATTGATGAAATCATAAGAATTATGGATAAAAGACCAGTTGGGTCCGATATGTCTGGAGATCACCACCTTGATGATTTAGTTGGTGTTGTGGGTTAAATCACAACACCATTATATTTATTATTATGAAAATCATTATAACTGAAAATCAATTAAGACTTATCAAAGAAGCTGCTGGTGTTCCGGAAAATATTCTAAACGAAGCCAGAGTGTTATACAATATTGTTAAAGATAAATTAAAAGAAATAGACTCAACCGATAAAGAAGAATATTTGTTTGAGAATATTAAAATTGATTTAACTGTTTCTGATGTAAATTTTAAAAATTTAAATTTAATTGTTAAAGTTGATGAATTAGAAAATTATGATGGTGTTGAACCTGTAATTGCTGCTATGGGTGTTGGAAATGAATTTGATTTTGATGAAGGTATAATGATGCAATTAAATAAGGAAACATCAACAATAGATTTACATATCCAATTTATAGTTCCTGAAGGTTGGGAAGCAAGTGATTTATATATGGTTTTTATAGAACAAAAAATACATAATACTTCTATAATGGCCCACGAATTAATGCACAGATTTAGAAGAAGTAAAAAATCAAAAGGTTTGGCCGGCAATACAGCTGATTATCAGACATACGCATCTGGAAGGTTAAATTTTGGAATACCAGTTATAAATGAATTTATGAGATATAGTTATTTTATTCAGAACGAAGAAAATGTTGTTAGACCAACAGAGATTGCATCAAGAATGATACAAAACGGAATAACAAAAGAAAAGTTTTATGAATTTTTGATGGAAGATGATGTTATTAAAGAATTAAAAAGAATACAAAACTTTTCATTTGAATACTTGATTCAAGGTTTATATGATCAAATGGATAAAGTATTTGAACTACTTGAGCATGCCGGAGAAAAACCAAAAGAAAACTCACCTGAAGAAAATATAAAAATAGTTTTAGAGTTAGTTTATATTAATTTATCGGGCCTTAAAGTTGGGTTTTTTGAAAATATGGTATTGTCAGCCGAAGAACTGATGTTTTCAAAAATGGGTCCTTTATCACAACTTTTTGGTGGAAAAGAACCAACAGAAGATAAATCAAAAGTTCTTAAAAAATATAAAAATCACGTTACAAAATACGCAGATAGAGAAATGGACTTCTTCAAAGACGAATGCGAAAGATTTAATTATGTAGCAAAAAACCTAATTAAAAGAATATCAAAAGTTTATTCATTAATCCCAGATGAAAAAGAACAAACAAACGAATCTATCTTAAATTGGGATTTACACCAGAAACTTATGGAAAAGAAGTATGGTAAAAGACCAATTCAAACTTCCTACAATTTCAAAAAATAGTTTGTAAAATCAAAAAAGATTTATTACCTTTGTTCTATGTGGACAACTAAAGAAACTAAAAGAGAATATCGTGGGGTAACAATATGGAAGTTTGAAGGATCGAAAGTTAAAGACTCCTTCAGACGTAAAGACCCACGAACATTCCAAAAAGACGATAGTAGATTTACCAAATGGCATTCTTATCAGGTTGAGCTATTTGGTATTAAATACGAATCAGAATTGTTAAGAGACGTAAAAAAGTATATTGATTCAATCTTAGATAAAATATGACAAAACCTTGTAAAGAATGTCCCCACTTCATTCGTAATCGTCATAACGATATGATTGTTGATTTTGCTGAGAGAACCGGTAAGAAACACAATTGTCATATGACTGAGGGAAAAAAAGATTTGTGGAATGTTAAAAATAAAAAATTAGAATGTTAT